TTCTTGGACTTGAAAAGACGGAACTCGGAGACGCTGTTGGATGGTCAAACTGTAATGGTGATATTTATTGGACCGACTTTAATCATCACCGACTATCCTTCTGATGTGGATAATGCAGCGTTTACTCCGGCGGCTATGAATTTCAGCACTGGTAAGTTCAACTATGGTGGTTGGGCGTTTGATCCGGGCGAAAAGTTTATGCCGCGCCCCTGTATGCTAACTTACGCAGGTGTTGTAGATCACTATCTCAATCCTAACGACTATACCAAGAAGGTCAACGGCACCACATCCAAGGTTACGGATACTTCTTTCGGCGGCAACGCCATGATGGAATGGCCGAAGATCTATACAAAGCGTTGGGAATCGAATGGTGTTTACCATTTCCGCTGCTCCGATACTCCTCAGGACGATACTTGGGATTGCTGGTGTAACTATGACCGCAATAACAACCAGATCGATCATTTCTATACCCCCATCTATTTCGGTTCTCTGGTTTCCGGTAAGCTGCGTTCTATCAGCGGTGCAGCTAACAGCGTAAACACCACGGCGGCTAACGAAATCGCCTATGCAAAGGCAAACGGCAATGACTGGTATACCGAGGTGCTGGCTGACAGACTTCTGCTTCAGGATCTGTTGGTTATGATGGCTCGTTCTACTGAGTGCCAGACTGCATTTGGCTACGGACGGTGCAAGAGTTCCAATAGCAATGCTATTGCCCCCGGTACGATGAACACCAAGGGTATGTTCTGGGGTTCCAATGACCAGACTTCCGGCGTGAAGGTCTTCGGTATGGAGAATGTCTGGGGTAACCTGTGGCGTCGTACTGCCGGCTGGATCAATGCTAATGGTACGCAGAAGGTCAAGCTGACTCGTGGTACTCACGATGGTTCTACTGCAACCGACTACAACACAGACGGAAACGGTTATAAGACGATCGCAAATGCTACCCCGGCTGGCAGTTCCGGCGGCTACATCAGCAGCATGAAGACGGAAGAATTCGGACGGCTGCCTGTTACTGCAAGCGGTTCGAGCAGCACTTATGAGGCTGACGGCATGTGGTACAATAACAGCCAGGTCAATTATGCGTCTGTCGGCGGCACCTGGGGCGCTGACCTGATGGTCGGTCCTTTCTGCGCTGATCTGGCCGATGCGGCGTCCTTTTCGGCCTCGGGCCGTGGCGCGGCTCTCTCTTGTAAACCGCTTGCTGCTGCGTAAGCAGCGAGGAGAGGACGGGAGAACCTAAGGTTCGCCGGGTAAACGAAAACAATTAAATATTAGGGGTATACACTGCGCCCAGCGCGTATGTCGGCGGCAACTGGAACAATGACCTGATGGTCGGTCCTTTCTACGCTAATCTGAACAATACGGCGTCCAATTCGAACTCGAACAATGGCGCGGCTCTATCTTATCCATAAGAAGCTCTCTATAATGCAGTGTATGCCGCCATTTCAAAATGGCAAGAGATATCCGCATCTCTTCCTCACCACTTGGTGAAAATTAACTCGGTGCAAGCATCTGTGAGTAGCTGAGAATAAGTCGAAAGCGGATGAGAGGATAAGAGAGAACATGAAATCCTATAACCACTTGTACGAAAAAACAATATCCGAAACGAACCGACGGTACGCTCTGTCTCAAGCAAAGCACAGCAAGAGATTCCGTAAAATCATGAAACACCGGCACATGTCTGACGATGCCGCAGTTGAACAATCCTTAGACTGGATAGTCAACTACGAAAACGCCGAGCATGTGCCGGTTTACATTTATGATGGGATTACTCGCAAGGAGCGCACTATTATTGTCCCTACGATGGAAGAGCTGCTTGTTCAGCATTGCATCGTAAATGCCATGAAGCCGATGTTCTGCAAGGGAATGTATGAACACAGCTATGCCAGTCTTCCGGGCAGAGGTGCCCATAAAGGAAAGCAGGTAATTGAGAAGTGGATCAGGACTGACCCTAAGAATTGTAAGTATGTCCTCAAAATGGATATTCGCCATTTCTTTGATTCCATCCCACACGATCGTTTGAAAGCCAAGTTGAAGAAGACCATTCATGACGAGAAGATGTTGGAGCTATTATTCCGCATTATCGATGTTACAGAGGTTGGTATTCCACTTGGCTTTTATACTTCTCAATGGCTTTCCAACCGGTATTTGCAGGGTTTAGATCATTTCATCAAGGAGCAGCTCTGTGCCGTGCACTATATGCGCTACATGGACGATATGGTCATTTTCGGAAGCAACAAGAGGGTTTTGCACCGCATGAGGCAAGCAATTTCCGATTATCTGGAAATGGAGCTTGGCTTGGAACTTAAAGCGAATTGGCAAGTCTTTCGCTTTTCTTATGGCAACAACCAGGGGCGTGATCTGGACTTCATGGGCTTTCGTTTTTATCGTAATCGAACGATTCTTCGAAAATCCATTATGTACAAGGCCACGAGAAAAGCTCGCAAAATCTCCAAAAAGGAGAAAGCAACCATACTCGATGCTCGGCAAATGTTGTCTTATCTTGGGTGGATCGACTGCACCGATACCTATTTGATGTATCGGAAGTGGATAAAACCATGTGTTAGCTTCCAGCAATTGAAGCGAAAAGTTTCACGATATGACAAATACGATGAGAAGCGGGTATATCAAAAACTCGTCAGTCTTTACACTGCGAAAGGAGGAAAGTCGCATGGAGTTAAATTACAAATATGCCGAGAGCACAGTCCAACCGACTGCACTTGAGGTTACTGTTGGAACCGTATATCTCCGCAAGGACATTACGAGTATTACACGAACTTCAGAACAGGGCGATAAAACCACTTACTGGACTTATCAGGAAGCGGCGTTGACCCCTCAGGAGTTCAATGAATACACCAATCTGCTTATGGCTGAAAACGCCATTAAAGGTACAAATGATTCGGACAACATTGTTCAGATCATGGCAGGTCAGGAAACTGGAGATTCCCAGCAGCTTGCTATCATGGAAGCAATTGCTGATCTGTACGATGCCGTCGCAGCAATGATTCCTGAATGAGGAGGTAGCAAAAATGGTCAATCTTTACGCCACGCTTATCATCAATAAGCGTAGAACCTTCGACCAGGTGCCTGAAAAATTTAAGGCAGATGTCGAGGCAAAATTGTTAGAATATGGCTACGATACCAACGGCGATCTTATCGCTGAGGAGGAGTAACCATGTTTTATATTTTATCCAAAATTTTGATAGGAGGTAACAACATGGTAGCACTGTATGTCGCACTCATCATCGCAGGTCGTCGGACCTTTAATCAGGTTCCGGCGAAGTTCAAGGCTGCTGTCAAGGCTGATCTGGAAGCTCTCGGTCTTGACGAAAATGGTAATCCTGTGGATTAACCGAAATTGGCAGGGAGTCTACTTTGCGGTGGGCTCCCTCGCCTAATTAAAAGAGGTTTGGGGTGATATTTCCTACAAGCTTCTTAATTCATTTATGACTTCAAGGAGGATGATACATGGAAATGGAACCCTGGCTGCAAACGCTATTAACCATTTTGGGGACGATACTTGCTTCTTCTGGATTTTGGGCATATATCCAAGAGCGAAGCAAACGAAAAGCTGCTGAGAATAAGCACAACAATCTTGAAACGCAAATGCTCATTGGTTTGGCTCATGATCGCATTATCTATCTCGGTATGTCCTACATCGAGAGGGGCTACATTACACAGGACGAGTATGAGAATCTGTATGAATACTTGTACAAGCCTTATGAAAAATTAGGCGGTAACGGTTCGGCTAAGCGAATCATGACAGAAGTTGACCAACTTGCGATTCATAAATCAACTTACAATGCTTGAATTGGAGGTGAGATTATGAGTTACAACATTACTGGTACGACTATCACTTTGACCCGAGGTGATACATTTGAGGCTCTGGTCTCTGCCACCAAAAGGGACGGGACACAGTATATTCCCGTTGCAGGTGATACCATTCGCTTCGCAATGAAAGAGAATTACGATGACCCCCGCCCCCTTCTTGTCAAAGACATCCCGATTAACACGATGATGCTGACGCTTGAACCTCAAGATACAGCAGATCTGAATTTCGGCAAGTATGTCTATGACATTCAGCTCACAAAAGCAAACGGCAAAGTTGATACCTTTATTTCGAAAGCAATTCTGAAGCTTTCAGAAGAGGTTGACTGAGCATGGGTGGAGTATGCGGAATCGGGTCTATTAAAGGTCGCCTTTCGCCCATTGGAAGCTTACAAGGAGCTTTATCTATACCTGTTGGCGGAGGTTTGGACTGTGATATTTATGAGGGCGAATACAATATCGTTCCCAGCGACACGGTTCAGGTACTGCCGACAGCCAACAAACTGCTGAAGCATGATATTGTAATCGAGGCAAACTCCGGAGGTCTTCCCGAAGGGAGTGAGATGGCTACGGACGACGATATTGACAGTTTGATCGATGATATTTTCGGAACCGGAGTCAATCCTGATCCGGACGAGCCCACTTACAGTCCTGATGACATCGCAACAGAAAAAGAGCTGAACGATGCTATTACCGATGTCTTCGGCTAAACATTTTGTGGTCACAGCAGCGCCAAAACGCTGTGGCAAAAATAATTTTATTCCAATAGGAGGAATGTATTATGGCAGACACTATTAAGATTACTACCCTGGCGCAGTTGAAGGTTGCTCTTCAGGCAGCTAAGACTTACATCGACGGTCAGATCGGTGGTCTGGGCACCCTGGCAGGCAAGAGTGAGGTCGCCTACGACGATCTGGCTGCGGCTCTGAAGACTCTGATCGACGGTAAGGCTGCTCAGGCTACTGTTGACACCCTGGTCGGTGAGGATACCGGCAAGTCTGTACGCACTATCTCTTCTGAGGAAGTCGCAAAGATTGTGGCTGGTGCCGACAAGTCTTACGACACTCTGAAGGAGATCGCTGACTGGATTCTGAGTGACACCACGGGTGCCGCAAAGATGGCTAATGACATCACTCGTCTGGATGGTATCCTTGCCGGTATCGGCGGTACTGACGAGGAAGCTACTGTCGTGGCTTATGTCACTAAGATGATTAACGCGCTTGGCATCGGTGACTATGTCAAGACCACCACTATGACTACCGAGCTGGGTAAGAAAGTGGATAAGGTCGAAGGCAGCCGCCTGATGACTAATGCCGAAGGTACCAAACTGGCTGGCGTTGCCGCTGGCGCTCAGGCGAACGTCATTGAAAAGATCAAAGTCAATGGCGTTGAGGTAACCCCTGCGGCTGAGGATAAGTCTATTGCTCTGACTATTCCGACCGGAAAGCTTGCTGGCAAGGACATTGTCGCAGAGGCTGATCTGGACGCTGCTCTGAAGGAGAAGGTCAATGCCGCTGCTGAGGGCAACCACAGTCATGCAAACAAGGCGTTCCTGGACACTCTGTCTGGTGCTACCGACGAGGAAGTTACCGCTATGTGTACTGAGGTCTTCGGTGCCTAAAGACTGTAAGTCTCTGGGGAGGGCTGTTACGCCCTCCCTAAATCTTTCAAAGGAGCGTGAATCGAATGCCTGATTACAAGCTGGTATCTCTTGAACAAATGAAGATACTTGCCGGACAGACTAAGTCGTATGTAGACGGTAAAGTAGGTTCCGCCAGTGATATTCAGTCTGGTGACACCGTCAAGACTTTTTCAAAAGATTATAAGACCGTAACGACGGTTTACGCCAATGGGAACCAGCTTGTGAAGACTTTTTCGGACGATATGAAAACAATCACATCAGTTCTCACGGACTCTGAAGGAACGGTCATTGCAACGGAAACCAAGACACTGTCGGACGATGGACTTACCATCTCTACGGATGTTGTTTACGGCTAATAAATAGCAATACAGGGCAATAGAATGTAGGTTATTTCTGCATTATTCCTACACTTTGGTTAAAAAAGCCAGTGATTACGGGATATTTTGCTTCTATGATATTTCTGACATATGTTTTCATATTACATCCTCATTTCTGTACTTCGTTGAATTTCAGTCCCTTTTCACACAACTGACGAACAGCTTCGATGAAATACGGCAGTTTATTCTCCTGCTGATAGGTCTCTATACGCCGTATCAAGTCGGCATCTCTCGCCACAAATGCTATCTGCTTGCTCACAGTTTTACTCCGCCCCCTTTCTTCTTTCTGATTTTCCGTTTTCACTATATAACATTTTGTTTTATATGTCAAGATAACAAATTGTTTTGTCTATACTTTTGTGTAAAGCTTTCAGAAAGGGGCGGCACGAATGTACAGACGCATCCGCGACCTGCGGGAGGACAGGGACTTATACCAAAAAGACCTTGCAGAATATCTGAAATGTACGCAAGTCTGCTACTCTCATTACGAAATGGGCAAGCGGGACATTCCCACGGACGTGCTGATAAAGCTGGCAGATTTCTACCACACCAGCACGGACTATCTGCTGGGGCGCACGGACGAGAGAAAACCTTATCCGGAGAACCATAAAGCGTAAAGAAAGACCGCCGGAGGGCGGTCTTTTTTTACGTATCGCAGCTGCTGCGGCCAGTCAACAGGGCGGACAGAGTCGTCCGCCCCTACAAGCGTCTGTTGCAGCTTTGTGTGCGGGACGTCGAGGACGCCGTCCCCTACAGGCGGGCGCCGGAGACAGGTTTTCGCCGAAAGGCGGTCTTTTTCCGCTGAAAACTTGACAAGCGCGGGGCGGACGGGTACAATATCAAGTTGCAACACCCTATATAAAACAAAGGAATGGTATGAAGCTATGGCTAAGGATCAGAGAAATGTGGAAGCGATCACTCCCATGGAGGAGGATTTCGCCAAGTGGTATACGGATATCTGCCTGAAGGCGGAGCTGGTGGACTATGCGTCCGTGAAGGGCTTTCTGATCCTGCGACCTTATGGCTATGCCATCTGGGAGAACATCCAGAAGTACATGGACGCGGAGTTCAAAAAGACCGGCCACGTGAACGTGGCCATGCCGGTTCTCATCCCCGAGAGCCTGCTGAAAAAAGAGGGCGAGCTGGTGGCCGGCTTCGCGCCGGAGGTGGCGTGGGTCACCCACGGCGGCAGCGAGCAGCTGGAGGAGCGTCTGGCCTTCCGCCCCACGTCCGAGACGATGTTCTGCGACCACTGGAGCCACGTGCTGCACAGCTACCGTGAGCTGCCCATGCTGTACAACCAGTGGTGCTCCGTCATCCGCTGGGAAAAGACCACCCGCCCGTTCCTGCGCAGCCGCGAGTTCTGGTGGCAGGAGGGTCACACCATCCACGAGACGGCCGCCGAGGCCGAGGCCGAGACGGAGCAGCAGTTGAACTGCTACGCCGACGTGTGCAAAAACGCGCTGGCCATGCCCGTGGTGAAGGGCCGCAAGACCGATAAGGAGAAATTCGCCGGTGCCGAGGCCACCTATACCATCGAGTGCATGATGAAGGACCACAAGGCCCTGCAGTCCGGCACCAGCCACTTCTTCGGCGATAAATTCTCCCGCGCCTATGACGTGACGTTCACCGGCCGGGACAACACCCTGCAATACCCGTTCCAGACCAGCTGGGGCGCGTCCACCCGCCTGATCGGCGCCATCATTATGACCCACAGCGACAACCACGGCCTGGTGCTGCCCCCGGTGATCGCTCCCACCCAGGTGGTGGTGATTCCCATCGCCCAGCACAAGGAGGGCGTGCTGGAGGCTGCCGCCGGTCTGCGCGACCGCCTGACCGCCGCGGGCATCCGCGTCAGCATGGATGACAGCGACCAGTCCGCCGGCTGGAAGTTCGCCCAGTATGAGATGAAGGGCGTGCCCCTGCGTGTGGAGATCGGCCCCAAGGACATGGAGAAGGGCCAGTGCTGCATCGCCCGCCGCGACACCGGCGAAAAGACCTTCGTCCCCCTGACGGAGCTGGAGAGCGCCGTGCAGCAGCTGCTGCAGGATGTGCACGACAACCTGTACGCCATGGCGGAAAAGAACCTGGAGGACAACACCTTCGATATGACCTCCTGGGAGGAGGTCAAGGAGATGGCCCAGGGCAAGGGCGGCTTCGCCCGTACCAAGTGGTGCGGCAGCCTGGAGTGCGAGCTGGCCATGAAGGAAAAGGCCGGCGTGTCCAGCCGCTGCATGCCGCTGAAGCAGTCCGGCACCGAGGGAAAGTGCGTCATGTGCGGCAAGCCCGCCACCACCGATATCTACTGGGGCGTGGCGTATTAAGAAGAATCAAAAAAGAACAGTCCGTGAAGGACTGTTCTTTTTTGTTATGCTTTCTCCCAGTCCGCGGTGAGGGTGACAGAGACGGTGGTACGCCAGTCCGTTTCGCCGTCGGCGGTTTTGGCAAAGAAGGCGGAGGCGGGCAGAAGGTCCACCCTCTCCCCTGCCGCGTTCAGCCAACCGGCGAAGCGATAACCGTCGCGCACCGGCTGCGGGTAGGCGCACAGGTACACGTTGCCGCCGGAGGCCATAGGCACCGCCGCGTCATAGGTAACGGCAGTGACGCCGTCGTCCAGGGTCAGGGACCAGGGATAGCGGCTCTGCTCCGTCAGCCGCCAGGCGGCGCGGAGCACGATCGACCTCTCCCCTGTATCTCCGGGTCTGATGGACGCCGCGAA